TATCTAGGTGATTGGGATAAAGATAAAATTTATCCTCCAGGTTATGTTATAACTTATGGTGATAAAAACTATATTGCCAAGATAGAAGTTCCTAGAGGCATATACCCTCCAAATGATACTTATTGGCAATTAGATACACAAAGCAATCTTGCTGACATTCTTTCTACATACAATAAAAATCTAAGTATTAATGATGCAATCGTAGATGAGGCAAAACGCATCATACCTAAATCAGGTTATGACAATACAAACTTATATGTTGCTGCTACATATGGACCTTATGGATCGGATGGTAAATTTGACGAACCTGCACCACCAATCGATATCGTAGTACAAGCAGGTGTTGGGCCAATCGCTCCTACTGGTACAGTTGCTATGATTAAAAGCAAAAAATACCCTAAAGCTCCTGTTATTAGAATTAAAAAGGAACAATTAAAAAGCATTTGGGACATGACTGCTGACACAGATGGGTCAATGTTTAATGCACATGTCACTATGCAATTACAAACTTTGGCATTGCAACCAGATAAAACTGATACAGGTTCAGGTGCTGTAGAACCTAATTATGTATTAAGTGTAGAGTCATTAGGTCAAATTACAGGACCATATGGTACTGCTGATAACACTTATGCAACTGCTGACCAAGATCCTACGCAACCTGGGTTTACTGGTACTATTTCACAACAGATGGACTTTAGGGCTGATTGCGATCCTAGATTTCAATATATTGCTAGATCAAGTCCAAGGTCGTTTGGGTATAGTTATGGATATTTAACAGGTGATGGTACAGCTCCAAACGGTTTCCCATTACAAACTGGTATAGCGTTTCCTGCAAATCCTACAATAGGAGATTATTTCTTACGCATTGATTACTTGCCAAATTTACTTTTTAGGTGGGATGGGGCCATGTGGGTAAGAATAAGCGAAAATGTAAGAACAGATGCAGGTTATACTGAAGCTGACCGTTCATTACAGTCAACATTTATTAATAACCCAAACATAACTGTAACCACAGATGGTGGCACTATACCAGAAAGACAGCCATTATCTTCTGTTCTACAAATTACCCCAGATACCCTCCCACCTGTTTTATAAAGGTCAATAATGGCACAGTATTTTTATGACAATCAAATCAGAAGATTTCTGATACAATTTGCTAGAATTTTTAGTAACTGGTATGTAACCAAAGGTACAGACCCTAATGGTAACAAAATTTTAGTTCGTGTACCTATCATGTATGGTGATCAGAGTAGACAAGTTTCTAATGTAATTGCTAATAATAGCCCAAGTAACTTACCTGCTGCACCTCTTATGTCATTTTATATAAGTGGATTAGAGTATAACCAAAAATGGATGCAAGACCCAACTTTTGTTGATAAAACAACGGTAAGGCAAAGAGCTTATAATGAAGATACAAGAACTTTTGAACAAACACAAGGTCAAGCATTTAGTGTTGAAAGAATTATGCCAACTCCATATACACTTAGAATTACTGTAGATGTATGGACTACTAATTATAATCAAAAATTAGAACTTATTGAACAGTTAGGCACAATTTTTAATCCTGGTTTAGAATTACAAAGCACTGATAATTTTATTGATTGGACTTCATTGTCAACCGTATTTCAGGAAAGTTTAAGTTGGAGTAGCAGATCAATACCTCAAGGTACAGGTAATCCGATAGACATTTTAAGTTGGAAGTTTTATATGCCGATTTGGTTAAGTAATCCTATGAAACTTAAAAAGATGGGAGTCATTCATAAAATTATTGCTAGTATCTTTAAGGGTAGTGAGTTGACTGATATGCAAGATGATGATTTACTATTAGGAACTCGACAAAAAATTACTCCTTATGGTTATAAGTTATTATTAATAGGAAATCAATTACAAATATTACCAGCAGCAGAACCTTTTTATCCAAGTAATGTTGACTTAGAGTTACCACCTAGCCCAGACACTAACATTTATTGGAGCGGTGTTTTAAACATGTATGGACAAATAAGACCAGGTATTAGTCAAATATGGTTAGAAAATCCATATATGGAGACAGAAATTGTTGGAACAATTGCTTTAAATCCTTTAGATGATCGGGTACTAATATATAATATAGATCCAGACACATTACCACAAAATACTTTAGATGCTGTTGATATGGTTGTTAATCCATTACAAAGAGGACCTGGTGCTGGTTTACCAGCAGCTGCCATTGGTCAAAGATATTTAATTGTAGAAAATATAGGTGGTAATAGTACAACAATAGCATGGGGAAACCTCGTAGCAAACGCAAACGACATTGTTGAATATAACGGAAGTAATTGGTATGTAAGCTTTGACAGCGAAACAAGCACTTCTGTACAATATGTTACTAATCTTAATACTAGCGTACAATACCGTTATGTTAATAGCGAAGGGGTATGGATGAAGTCTTATGAAGGTTGGTACGACCAGGGAGATTATTCTATTGTGATTTAACAGTGATAAATCATATTATGAATGCTTCCGTTGGTGTTTTCTTTTACTCAAGTAAAACAAAAAGATACTTATTTTTATTAAGAAAAGATAAAAAGATTCCAAGTACTTGGGGTATTCCTGGCGGTAAGGTAGAGGATGATGAAACCTTATTTGAAGCACTAGCTAGAGAATGCCAAGAAGAAATAGGTTACTTTCCAAAAAAACCTAAAATTATCCCTATTCAAAAATTTGTTAATAATAGTTTTACATATCACACATTTTTTTGTAAAATTCAAAGTGAATTTATACCAAGATTAAATGATGAACATTGTGGTTATGCTTGGGTCGAAGAAAGTCAGTATCCTAAACCATTGCACCCAGGGGTGTTTAGTACAGTTAATTTTGATGTTGTAAAAGAAAAGTTAAAAACTATAACAACAGAAAAGAGGGCCTAAGCCCTCTTATTGTAGAATCTTACCTATTGTATTATATCCAAGTGCGCCTAAAGCAATACCAGCTCCCATCATCATCCAACGCCATTTTTCTAAAGCAGCAATTTTTGCTGCCATAGTTTTATGTGCATCAATATTAGAACTTTGAAAGTCTTTTATTAGATTTTGAGTACTCTCATTTGCTCTAGCCATATCATCACGGATGTCCTTCAGTTCAATTTTAATCTCGTCAACTTTTTCATCGAGATTTTTATATTGAACTTGAAGGACTGCTACTTCAGTCTCAGTTTGAGCATTCAGTTTAGCAACTAGAGCCATGATTAAGCATTGTTAATTGTAACAATTGGGTAAGGCTGAGCACCATAAGTATTCGCAGCATATGCAGTATTGAATGTGCCAAATGCTGGTGAACTATTGTTGATGTTTGCAGTTTCATTAGGTAAAGCTGTTTCACCAGATGTTGCTGTAAAGATTTCAACTGTATGGTCACTTAAACTTTGAACCAATGTCGTTGCTGCGTTAGCGTATGTAGCAACAATTGACATTGTATTTGGTAACAATGCTGAATTTGCTAGATTTGCAGTATAGCATGGGCCAATTAAACCAGTCGTTGTGCCTTGTACAAGATACTTTTGCTTACCTTTTTGACGAACGATAAATCCAGCTTCATTTGTTGCATATACGAAAGAACTATCAACTACATTTGCAGCGGCATTAGCGTCAAAAGTTGCGAAAGTTGCATTAGCATTTGCAATGTCTGTAATAAATCCTAATAATGTTCCGTCTGCTGTTGTAACAACTGTACCATCTGTAAGTGTATTAGCAAAGTCTGTACCTACACCATCTAGGTTTGGACTATCATCAGCACATGTAATTGTACCTGTACCTGCTACACCTATTGCAACTTGGCAAAGTATTTGAGGACCATATATTGCTGTGTTACCACCTACAACACTATATGTGTTAGCATTTGTAGCTGGGTAACCAACCCCACCATTAGGATTGTTGAAATAAGCATCTACAACATTAACCGATGCTGCAACAGTAACAGGACCAGCAGTTGCTAGGTTAAACTTAGTATAAGTTGGATTTGCAGATAACTGAGTTGCTGATACTGTAAATGTAGTAGCCGATAAAACTTCTAATATCCAATATGTAGTTCCTGCAACAAGATTACCTACATTACTTGCAGGAATAAAAGACATGCCTGCTATAATTCCTAATGTGTTTAAATTTGCTGAAGTTGTAACTACTTCTGTTGTACCGTTTGTTGCTGTAATTGTTATAACAGCTTGTGCTTTAGCGATTTTTAAAGGGCGTCCCATTTGATTTCCTTTGTAAAAAAGTGGGTTCTATTCCACTACGCGGCGGGGACCGCATAAACTCACCCCATGTGAGCATATTATATATTTATCAAACAGTTCTAAAATGGCTTAGTGACATATGTTACTGATACAATTGATGGGTCTCCTATTTTAGTTGCACAAACCACATCTTTTTCATCTACTATAATATAGTGGGAAGTTTCTTTTGGAAAATATATCCAATCATCTTCTGTTTTATGATTTATACCAATAAAGCAATGATTAGAATTTGATATTCTTAATAACTGTATTCCAGAAGGTACCGGAGAAAAATAAACTGGCTCATCACTTTCTATTTTTTTGGTTTCAGATTTGATAGATTTCCATTTACTCTTTGTAACATGAAATTTTTGATTCTGTAATTCTGCAAATAAACTACCAACATTTTTATTTGTAACCATAGCAGTTTTAAATAAAAAATAGGTAAATGTCATAGCAGCCTTTTTAGCTGCATTTTCATTTTCCGAATTTTCAATAGCTTCTTTTATTACATTTATAAAATATAAGTAAATTGGATCAAATTCACTTGAAGGTACATCTATGGGATTTTGTAGTGTTGGGTCTATAATGGTTCTATAATTTACATCATTATCAGGGCCAAGTTTGACATTATTCATTTATTTCCTTATTTGTTTATTCTCCGACTGGCATACCTAATTCAGTGATTGAAAATGCCCCAGCTGATCCTGCTACATTAATATATGCCACATAATTTCCTTCACCCACAATAACACTATTCATAACTGTGTTTGATGGTATAATTTCACAACCAGTTAAGTTTGCTGTAGTGTTTCCATCTCCAATAGCTATAGCAATTGCTGAAGTTGTTGTTGCAATTCTAACTTTATCAGTTCCTAATGGGTCTGATAATTGACTTGATCCACTTGCTGTATAAATGTATGATGCCATTTGTATTCCTTATAATCTTCCTACTGCAATTTCTATAACGCCTTCTATACCATTAAAATCTTGCAATGATTTACCAATAACTGAACCAATTGATGGATGAGATGATGGTCTAGCATATCCATTTCCACCGCTTATCATCATGTCGCCTTTACGGATAGTCCCTCTAACTTTAACGGGAACCCTACCTTGTAATGCAAGTGCTACAGGAAAGTCACCTGCACAAGTTGTATTCATAACATAGGCTGGATTACTTGATACAACACCTGCTACTTTAGAAGTTCCATCTGATGCTATCGTAACCTCTTCAGTTCCACCAAATTCTAAAACAGTACCAGGCATGTATTTTTTATCAGCACTGTAATACTCTGCCAAGTCAGCATAAGTAGCTTGCAACCTACTACCTGAACTCAATGTCCAGTTTCCTGTTAATGTGCCGGCTGTAGTATTTGCACCAGTAGTGATTGTCGTTGCACCAACTGTTCCTGTAAATGTTGGTAAATAATTAGCTACATTACTGTTACTATATGCCCCGGCAAAACTAATTGATACCCCATTTGCATAATAATAGTTGTCTGTTTTGATGCCGCCTGTTGTTGTATTAGCTGAAACGGTTAAACTTGATAATGTGCCTAAGCTTGTTATATTAGGTTGTGCTGCTGTTGTTACTGTACCTGCTGTTGTAGCACTTGTTGCACTTGTAGCAGTTGTTGCTGAATTAGCAGTTCCAAACAAGTTTCCTACTATATTACCTGAAATTGTTACAGATGTTGTATTAGCACTAATTGTTTGACTACCAATATAAATTGTGCTATTTGCTAAATATAGGTCATTAAATCTATTAGTATTATTACCTAAATTGTATGTAATGTTTGCGCTTGGGGTAATATTACCTGCAACTACAAGTCCTGTTAATGTCCCAACGCTTGTAATATTTGGTTGTGCTGCTGTTGTTACCGTACCAGCAGTTGTCGCATTATTTGCTGTACCATAGAAGTTACCAGTAAAATAATTTGCTACGGCTGCATTACCTAAGTTAGCACCGTTTGCTGTAATATACCCTGTAAGTGTTAATAAAACATTAGAAGTATTACTTTGGTCATATGTTAGATAACTTGTTCCATCTAAGCTACCACCATTGTTAAATTGTAGCTGTGTATTTGCCCCACCTGGTGTTGAAGGTCCACCCCCACCTAACTGAGATGTAGCTACACCTGTACTTGCTTTTAATGTTGTACCTGCTGAAACTGTTTGTGATATATTTACAGTATAAGTACCTACTCCACCTGCCCCAGTCAAGAATCCTGTGATTCTTGTGCCTGTACTTACACCTGTACCTGTTATATATTGTCCTATTACTAATGTACCTGTTGTAACTGAGGATACTGCCATTGTTGTACCAGATATAGATCCTAATACCAAAGCACCATATCCTAAGTTAGTGCCAACTGCGGCAGTTGTTCTACCAACATCAGTATACAACTCTACATTACCTGTTGTTGGGAAATCAACTGCTAATGTTAAGTAAAAAGTTTGACTATTTACAATTGTATTAGCATTAGCACCA